GGGTGGGAGAGGGCTACACGAAAAAAGCCGATAATCCCTCCAACACAACTTCACTTTCTACACCAGTTTTTGGATTTTTAATCTTGATTGTATGAGAAAGTTTAGGCATAGTCTCAAAGAACTTTTCAACTTCTTTGAATTGTTTGGAACTTAATTGCTCTACAAATTCTAGTAGTTCTTTTTTAGTAGAATCACTTGCAGTCCAAGATTCTTCTTCCGAATAAATCTGTTCAATACAGGATATAATTAAATCAAAAGTATCATCAACACTTACACCATCACCAGAATCAAAATTATTCTTGATAAACTCAGTCATAGATGGATATCTCATTCTCAAAGTCAGAGTATCATCTAATTTAATATCACGAGAATGTTTTGGGTCAACTTCAACATTAATTTCATCTAAATTAATACTCATCGGAACCTGAGTTGTTTCATCATCAGGACAAGTGATTAAAACATCAACAGTTTCTCCAACTGACTTACCTCTGATATTGAGAAACAAATACTCAATATCAAATGTAGATAAATCTTCTACTTTAACACCTTTGCTTAAAATGCAATTTGAAATAACATTCTTAACTGCATTTGCAATCTGTTTAGAATCCTCACTTTCTAGAGCAATAATCAGAATTTTTTCTTCTTTAACCAGAAATGGTCTATATCTAATTTTCTTTTTTAATGATGGAATTTCCAACTCATAAATTGGAGTTGCAATCTTTGGTAAAGGCATAATATCCTATAAAGTTCAGTTAAAATTATTTAGACGACTTATGCAACACCGACAGGTCTTGGATCATCTAGTCTTCCAGTTCCAAGATTGAGATTTCTATTAATCAACTCATCTCTTCCTGTTGCAAGTCTATTTTGTCTATTTACTTGATTTATAGTGCTGTTGACAACAGTATTAGAAACTTTATTATTGTCATCATTTCGGTTAAAATCCAAACTTAGTGTTCTGCCACAAACATATCTTTCATAATTAAATGTGGCACTCATTTTCAATATATCAGAACCATTATACTGAACTGGTACTGAATTTAAAGAAAGTGGAAATAGTCCGAAAAAATTATACTCAATTTCTACATTATAATCTCTATCAAACTTAATAATTTTAGTCATATCACTCTTATAATCTCTTGGATATCTCATTCTAAAGTAATATCCGTCTCTTGATGGATTTTCATTAGAACCACTAGCAATAAACTCCATCCAGTGCTCTATAAATTTTAAAGTGGTATAATTACTATCAACATAAAACTCTAGACCAATTTCTGTAAAGATTCTACGATGAGCAACTCTTTCGTTTACTCCCGTGTAGTTATTGGTAATATCTGCGGTTGCTAGTGTGGTTCCTGGTAGTGATGCCGAAAAACAAAGTAGTCCGGCATCATTAGCAATAAATAATGGGTTAACACCTCTTATTGCAAGATGTGATAAAAGCGGACCGGGCAAACCACCAAATATGACCTGAAAGTGAGAACTCTGAGCCAGATTCGTAAATAGTGGTTTAAAGTCGGATATTCTGCGGATACTAGGCACTCTAAATACCTTTTATGAGTCTTATTAGTATAAGTATTTAGATGTCTTATAAGGGAAAATTTAAACCATCATTTCCTGAAAAATATGTTGGAGACCCCACCAACATCATCTATCGGTCTTTATGGGAATTGAAGTTTCTAAAATATTGTGATACGAATGAAAATATTTTAGAGTATGCTTCCGAAGAACTTGCAATTCCTTATCGTTCTCCTGTAGATGGCAAAGTTCATAGATATTTTCCAGATGCTTATATAAAGGTCAAAGAACCAGATGGTAGTATTAAGAAATATCTGATTGAAATTAAACCTTATAAGCAAACGATGCCACCAGCAAAACCAAAAAGGCAGACCAAAGGATATATCTATGAAGCTTATGAGTATGCCAAAAACCAATCAAAGTGGGAAGCGGCAAGAGAATATTGTAAGGACAGAGGATGGACCTTCAGAATTTTGACTGAAAATGAGCTTGGAATTGGTAAAAAATGAACCGTATCAAACCCCTGCTTAAAAACTTATACGGAACAGAAAATGCGGAGGATTTGATGTTAGAAATACTTGATGTATTAAAACAAACAACTACTTCTCCAGAGGCAGGTAATTTTTATACTTTTGTTTATAGACCGAAGACTCCTCGTGTAAGATATGATGCACATCCTCTGGTTGCCGTTACAAATGTTTATTCTTGGGGATTTAGTGGTATTAACTTTCATTGGGGGGAACAGAGACAATATACCTTTGAAGAAGTGATTGGACCCCTACATATTGTGGATAAAAATGAAGTTGGTGATTTAAGAAGAATACCTTTTGGACAAATCAAGATAAATAACTAAAAAAGATAAATGGTAAACGGATTTAACATATCAAGAAGTTTATCACCAAATGCGGAAAGAATTGCTGGATCTGCTTCTGCCAAACTTTCTTCGTCTGCGGCACCTCTTAGATATCCACAGAAGAGTATTGGTAAAAATGACGATTACCTAGAAATAGGTGTGATTGAGTATGTTCCTCCGGGACTCGAAACTGGAGTAAACAATCTTAAATTAGCAACAGGAACAGAAAAAAATTCCAAGCAGAAAGCAAGACAAACAATACAATTACCAATACCATCAAATATTGGAGATACAAATCAGGTCAATTGGGGTGATGATAGTTTAAATCCTCTCGCTGCTGCAGGTGTAGAAGCAGCAGGAAGTATTCTTAAATCTAAAGGATTTGGGGAAGGCACTATTGATGCTATTAAGAACTTAGGTACAACTGGTATGCAAGTATTAACTCAGGGGGGAGGGCAAGATTTAGTAATAAATGCATTTAGTTCCGCATTAGTAAATAGTGTATCAAATGGAAGTGTAAATCCAACTGCACTTCTATCGAGATCATCGGGTCAAGTTTTAAATCCAAATCTAGAATTACTTTTCAGTGGTGTCAATCTAAGGACTTTTCAATTTGATTTTGATTTTGCTCCAAGAGATGAAAAAGAATCAAATGTTGTTAAAGAAATTATAAGAATCTTTAAGCAATCTATGGCACCAAAAACTGGTAGCAATACTGAAGGTGCTGGTTTATTCATTTCAGCACCAAATATTTTCCTTCTAAAATATAAGAGTGGAAGTCAGGACCATCCTTACCTAAACAAATTCAAACCCTGTGCTTTGACGAGTATGGGTATGAATTATACGGGTTCAGGTTCATATGCTACTTATGCTGATAAAACTCCGGTTCATATGAAATTGTCTCTTAGTTTTACCGAACTCAATCCGATTTATAATGAAGATTATAATAGTAGTATTGGACAACAAGCAGTAGGTTACTAATATGTCTTATTTTAGAGAATTACCAGACCTAGAGTATCAATCACCTTTTGCCGATAGTAATTCCTCACAGAATTATGTAAGAGCAAAGAATCTATTTCGTCGGGTAAAACTTCGTGATGACTTACAGAATGTTTTCACTCTGTTTAATAAGTATCAGATTCCAGAAGGTGCAAGACCTGATACTGTTGCAGAAGAAGTTTATGGCAAGGCAGATTATGACTGGGTGGTTCTTATGACTGCCGGTATTGTAAATGTAAGAAATGAATGGCCTCTTTCTGATAGAGACTTATACAGATATGCCGAAAATGTTTATGGAAATGACTTAAATGCGGTTCATCACTACGAAACCACAGAAATCAAAGATTCTAATGGAAGATTAATCCTTCCGTCCGGTAAAATTGTAGATTCAAACTTTACCATTCCAGACCCTAATATTCCTATACAAACTTTAAATCCTGTTGTTGGTATTAGTAATTATGAATACGAAACCAGAAAGAACATAGAAAAAAGAACGATATATCTACTGAGACCTGATTATCTACAACAATATTTAAATGATATGAGAAAGATTATGTATTATGATAAATCTTCTCAATATGTTGATAAGAAACTAATCCGTACCGAAAACACAAGAATCACGATGCCATAAAAAAGGGGAGAAAAATCTCCCCTTTGGTGTATTATGAATCAGTCGTCAGATGCCAACTTTGCAAAATATGAGAGTGCATCATCATCGTCATCATCCTCAACAGGGCGAGTCGGTTTCAGATTATTGAGTTCACTACGCAGGTCTTCGGTCAAAGAAGGAGCAGGACCACGATAGTCATCCTCATCCTCAACTTCAGAATCAACACGAGTAGACTTTCCACCAAGAACGGAATCAAGACGCTTCTTCATTTCCTCATAGGACTTGAATTGGTCAGGAGCAACAAACTCTGCAAGAGAATACTGCTTCTTCCAGATTGCTTCCATAGCATCATCATCATTCAGAAGAGCACCCTGAGAGGCAAACTCGCTAGAATCATAGTTCCTATAACCGGCAACATTCTTTGCCTTCAGTTTGAAGTTGGCACCGGTCCAGAAGTCAAACGGATCAATAGGAGTCTCATCTTCAAACTCGGGTTGCATCGCTTCCGTGAGTTTGTCAAAGATTTTCTTACCATACTTGAACAGAAAGACTTTACCTTCGTTTTCAGGATTAGTAGGGTCTTTCACCACATAAATGTTGCTTACATAAGTCAGTTTACGCTTCTGCTTACGTGCGACTTCTTTATTGGAATCCATACCGGAGTTCCAGAGACCAGAGTTGTGCTCACAGATAGGGCACTTCTGATTCAGAGTAGTGAGGCAATTGTCTATAATCCAACCGTTAGGACCCTGAAAGGCGTGAGAATAGACTTTGACGAATGGTAGGTCTTCACCATCAGGAGCAGGAAGGAAACGAATGACGGCATAACCATTTTGCGCTTTATCTACGGTCAAAGACCAAAAACGTTCATCTACAGAATTACCAGAATTATTCATTTTTTCAACTTCTTTCACCAGTTTTTCGGTGAGAGAACCAAGTTTAGATTGTTTTTTAAGGTCAGCAAAGCCCATTTTAGATACCTCGGATAGTTTGGATTCGGGAGATTTACTTAGATATTATAGCAAAAAATCGCTCATCAGTCAAGGTAGTTTTTGAGCGACTCAATGGTTTTTGTCATACTACTGAAAAGAATACTCATATCAGTCTCCGGTGGAAATCCCATCAGAGCAACGGACTTTCTCAGATTCTCTTTCATCTCAATTGCTTGAGGGTCATCAGAAAGAGAAAGTCTGGTATACATAATTCTCTGCTTTTCAAGCAGTCGTGTCATCTTATCAATATGTTCCAGCTTATCTTCACGAGGCATCATACCAAAAGTTAAAATACTATTGTATATAAACTCTTGAAGTTCGTTAATTTCTTTTAATTCATCCTGAATAATATCAGAATCAAAAAAACTACTCATTTATAATGTCCCGTAAAAGTTTTTTGTACTGGAATATGTCTGTATTTAGAAAAGGTTTGTATTTCTTGATTTTTAAACTTACGGTTTCCCATACAGGGTCCAGAAGTTTCTTATCAAACTCACTAATATACGAAAATATTATATCATAAATTACCATTATTTCAGGTACTAGTTCACCTTTTAGAAATGTTTTGAGAAGAATTGGATGACCTTTTGAGCAGTCAAATACATTCTCTAATTTTGTCTGAGAGAACAATTCTGTTGATTGCTCCTTGAATAAGTAAGTCAGACTCTGCTGTCTTTTCATCCATTCTTGGTAATTTCTTTCTCCAGAATTAATAATTTCACCAATCCACATACTTTGGGGATTATCCGCTACTATAAAATTTGATACTAGAAAATCTACTATTTCTTTGTCCGAATATTTACGAGAACTTTTCTCGAAAAAATACCGGTCTTTGCGTTTATTAAATGATGTAAGTGTTGCTCTTGTCTTTTTATATTTAAAGTAATCATATTTACTATTAGTGAAATGATTCTTGATTCCCAAATATGCCTGATAAGTTTCAAATGGTGACATCAGATAGGCAAACGAGCACGGGAAGTTTTCTTCATAAAGTTAAGACTAATCGCATCATACTTTAATCTTTCTTTAAGAGGTTTAGAAATCAATTTAGTAACCGATTCTACATCAATACCGTTGATTTCACAATAATGACAAATAGCATCAATATAATTACAGTTTTCTTCCGCAACTATTTTTTCAATTTCTAAAGCAAATTTGGAAGGAGTAAGAAACTTATCCTCTATTGCTTTTTCTAATTCTTTGTTCGTTTCCGTTTGTTCCATAGATTCTATATTAATTTCTAGAAATGTCTCTAATATATTTGCCATAATTTAAGAGTAATAATATGTAGTATAAAATAAAATAATCAATTAGTCAAATAGACATTAGTTCAAGTTTATCATTCACAAACTTTTTAATATATTCCACAACAAGTTTCATATATTTGTTAAGGTCTCTCTCTTCATAAACAACACATTCACCATTTTCACACGCCATAATGATGACTAGTTTTTTGACTCTAATATCAGTCATCTCATAGAGTGCCATTCCATAGAACATCGCCTGAACGAAATAATTCTCAATCCAATCTCTTGGTTTTGGTTTTTTAGAAGTCTTAAAGTCTATGATGGCAAGTTCTCCATCAAACTCGGCAATACAATCAGTAGTACCGGCAACACCAAGTTGTTTACTATATAGAGCCCCTTCCAGACAGTAGATATTATTAATCCTGTTCAGTTCTGATTTAGCAATCTTAAAAAGAAAATCTGATATGGGTTGAACTGGAGGAAGGTCCCTATTATAAAGATAGTTCTCAACTAAAGTATGTAGGTCTGTTCCACGACTGGTTGCTGCTTTGGTGATACGGTCAGCCTCTTCTGTGCCGACTTTTTTTCTCCACTTAACAAAAATTTCCTTATTAAAATGACTGGTTACGGAAGTGATAGAGACCAACTTGAGCAGTTGGTCCTCATCGGGTACGGAATAATATCGGACTCCATCAATTGTTTCTCTTTCAAGTTGAGGAAGTACATTATCAAGATGATTAAACATTTAAGACCTCACTCTTCCTTTATTATAACCCATAGGT